GTAGAAGCAATGGAGTGGGCGGTTCCTATAGATGATGCAAACACTCATTATCAAGAAATAAAACGCCAAGTTGACGCAGGTACATTAACGATAGCGGATGCTGACTAATGAAACTTTCTACTGAACAAGAGCCTATGCTTACTAATCTATTTGAGCTTAACGCTAGGCTAGAGTCTCACGAAGTTCAGTGCGAAGAAAGAAACAAAACTATATTCAATAGATTGGAAGCTATTGAGAAACGATTAGATGATTTAAACGGCTTATTAACTAAACTAGCCGTTATATTATTAACAGGTATGGGAGGCGTAATAATTACATCCCTAATGAGGGGTTAACATGACTTCGGGTTACGGTAGAGGTACTTGGGGTTCTGGGTATTACAGCGAACCTATAGGTGCAAAAGGTGGAGGTGAGATACCAAAACAAGATTATAAATATCTGAAACGTCTACGACTACAACAACAAAGAATGTTAGACGATGAAGAAGCTGCAGCTTTGATGATACTACAAATAATGAGAGGTAAAGGTTATGGATAAAGAAGTACAAGAATCCTATGATAAGATGTTTGATACGCTATCTACAGAAGGGTGGGGTATAATAAAACAACGCTTATTAGAAATGTATGCTCAACAAAATAATTTGTTAAACATACAAGATGAAAAAACTTTTTGGCAACAACGTGGAGCCTTGGGTATGATACATCTTATGATAGAATTTGAAACTGTTCTTAAGAACGAACTAGAACAGGCAGAACAAAATGCTGAATGATTATCAGTGTTTAAAATGTAAAAAAGTTTTTGAGCGATGGTCTAAAACAAAAAGGATACCAAGTCCTTGCTGTAAAGACTATGTAGCTGAAAAAATTATTTCGGGCGGGAATTTCTCATTACCCGGAATAGACACAGGTTTTCCTACTGCAGCCGATAAGTGGGCAAAAAGGCATAGGAAAGCAAACCGCCACAATCTTAAACGATTGGGCATTCCATATTAATAGTCCCCCTTAAAGGGTTAAGACAAGGAGAACTCGTATGACTGATAGAATAGTCGATTCTGAATTGGATAATTTAACTGATGAAGACCAAGTAAAATTGACTGAACAGTTAGAAACAGAACGGACAACTAATGAAGAAGAACAACCTAAAGAAGAACAAACTGAAGAATCTAAACCAGTTCCTTCTAAATTCCAAGGTAAATCTGTAGATGAAATACTAGAATCTTATCAGAATCTAGAACAACAATACGGCAAACAAGGGAATGAATTAGGAGAACTTCGTAAATTAGCCGATAATCTTATTCAAAAGAATTTACAAGAGTCTCAAACAAAAACTACGCAAGAACAACCTAGTTATAGTGATGAAGATTTTTTAAATAACCCAGTTGATTCTGTGCGTAAAATAGTTGAGGAAGCATTGCAACCTATTAAAGGTGCAATAACCCAAACTGCAGCCGATACTACTATGAGTAGGCTGCAAGCAAAACATCCAGATATCGAGAAAATTGTACAAGACCTTGATTTTCAGAAGTGGGTTTTAGAAAGTCTTCCAAGACAAGAGATGTGGCAAAGAGCTAGCGCAGGAGATTTTAATTACGCAGATGAATTGTTTACACAGTATAAGACTTTGCATGGACAACAACAAGAAGCACAGCAGGAACAAATTCGTACTCAAAAAGAGCAAGAATTGCAAGCTGCTACTGCTGTTTCTAAGGGGTCTTCGCAAGAAGCTGTGTCAAAAGGTAAGCCTGTATATAGGCGGTCTGAACTTATTCGTCTGCAAATAGAAGACCCTAAACGTTATGCTGATTTGCATACAGAAATTCTACAAGCATATAGAGAAGGTAGGGTTCGTTAACTCTATTAGTTTTAACTTTAAAGGAGACCAATAATGGCTAATTTTTCA